AGATTTGCCAGCTAGGACGCCGCCGGCGGTAAAATTTTCTTGAGTAACGTCAGCTAAGGCAATACTCGGTGTCTTGAATGAGGATTTTTCGGAAATAGTTTTAAATTCAAAGTCAATGAGGACCAAACCTTTAAGTTGGTCCTGAAAAACATCCACTTCGGCATTATGACCATCGATTATGATATTGTAGCGATCTTTAGAAACGCGTTTCTGGCTACAGCTAATGAGGGCTTCGAATTCATCTTCTGTAAGGGGTATGGTTTGTTCGATTTGCTCAGAGGCATCGCCATCTTTGACGGGAGTTTTCTTGGTAATTTCATATAGATTACCGCGTTTTCTCAGGCGGAGATGTGAGTGCTCGGCAGTGTCGGGAATGTAAACATCGGTAATACGAGTCGGAATAGTGTCTTTAATTCCCTCTGGAATTTCTTTGGCAAGGAAGGTAAGTTCTAATTCTAGTTCTCGACTCATTTTTTCTCCTTAATTAATATAGGTTGAGGTTTTGGAATTTTAAAACGCTTTAATGTTGCGTGGCGTGTTGGATTTAAAAATACTTAGCGCAGGCCGACGGCTTTTTGGACTTCGAGAAGTTTTTGGTTGGCGACTTGATTGGCATATTTTTCACCCTCTTCGAGTAACTGGTAGATTTCTTCATCGGTGATGTTTTGGACCTTAGCTTGGAAATTAGAAATGTGCTCGACTAGACGCTCGGCGACGAGCTTTTTAAGTTCACCATATTGGGAGCGGTGTTCCCAGGAAGTAATGAGATCACGAATAGAAGTATCGGTAATGGCGGCGAGGATTTGT